GACTCAAGAGGGACGTGGTGGCGACCGATCTGGCGACCCCGCTGGGCATCCAGGCCCAGAAGTACCTGCTGTCGAACGACGAGCTGAAGAAGATGCTCGACGAGGCAGCGCAACGTGAGGCCCTCGCACGAGGCGCCCAAGAGCAACCGCAAGAAGGAACTCCTCCGCAATGAACGACGACCAGAACCAACAGCCGGCAGGTGACGAAGCCGCGGCAGCCGCCGCAGCAGCCCAGGCCGCAGCCGCCGCAGCAGCGCTCCAGCCCGCCGGCTCGGACCTGAACGTCTCCACGAAGACCGAGTTCGTGCTGTCGCCCTCGGGCGATCCGGCCACCGACCTCGCCTTCAAGTTCCTGGCAGCCAACGGCGTCACGCCGGGCACGGCAGCCTGGGACGCCGCCCAGAAGGGCGAGTTCGCTGTCGTCAAGGCAGCGCTCGCCGAGAAGGGCGTCAAGGGCGGTGCCGAGTACGTCGCCATCCTGGAGGACAAGGCCTCCAAGGCGGTCACGGCCGCCAAGGAGAAGCAGACCCTGGTCCAGACGGCGGTGCACACCGCGGTCGGCGGGCAGGAGAACTGGAACACGGTCAAGGCCTGGGTCGCGGCGAACGCCACCGACTCCGAGCTGGCTGCCGTCAACACGGCGCTCAAGTCGGGCGACCCGTTCATCGCCAAGGTCATGGCCGAAGGTCTGGCCTCGCGCCACGCCCGCGCCACCGGCCAGTCGGCCCAGGGCACCGAGCCGACCGCGCTGCGTCCCATGACGCAAGCCCGCGCGCCGGCCGGTGGCCCCGCCAACGCTGCCCTGACCGGCACCGAGTACCGCGCCGAAGTGCAGAAGCTCCAGAACCGTCTGGGCTCGCGCATGGACGCCTCCCCCGAGTTCGCCGCCCTGCGTGCGCGCCGCTCTGCTGGTATCGCTGCGGAGCGTGGCTGATCCAGCCGGCTCCTATACTGCAACCGCGTTTGTCATCAACTGAATTCAAGGAACACTCATGAGTCTCGATACCTTCACCGTCGTTCGTCAAGCTCAACGCAACGGCGGCACCGACCCGCTGGAACTCAACATCGAAGACTACTTCGGTGAAGTCCTGGGCACCCTGGAGCGCCGCTCGGTCTTCAAGCCGGTCGTCCCCTTCAAGCCCGTCACCGGCACGTCGATCCTGCGCGTCGAGGGCATCGGCCAGTCGACCCTGCAGAAGATCACCCCGGGCGTCACGCCCAACGGCACCGGCGTCGAGTTCGGCAAGCTGAACATGGTCGTCGACACCCCGCTGCTGGCCCGCGTCGCCCTGCCGATGCTGGACGAGTTCCAGTCGAGCTACGACAAGCGCGTCGAAATCGGCCGCGAGCACGGCAAGACGATCAGCAAGTTCGTCGACCAGACCCTGGCAATCGCCGGCATCAAGGCCGCGCTCAGCACCACGTCGGCGTTCTACAACGCGGGCAACGAGCTGGACGGTCACTCGGGTGGCACGCAGCACACGATGGACGCCGCGGTGGACGTGAACGATCCGGCCAAGCTGGACTACGCGATCAACCAGCTCCTGGCCTCCATCGAGGAGAACAAGGACGTGGACGTGCTGGCTGACGGCGGCGTTCTGTACGTTCGCCCGACGATCTACTACCGCCTGCTGCAGAGCGAGCGTCTCATCTCGACCGAGTACATCACGAGCACCGGCAACGTCATCAAGACGCGCGCCCTGGCCTCGCACGGTGTCCCGGTCATGGCGAGCCGCAACTTCCCGGCCGGTCAGGTCATCAGCTCGCACCTCCTGTCGAACGCCGGCAACGGCAACTTCTTCGACGGCGACTTCAGCAAGCTGGTCGCGCTGTTCCTGGCCCGTGACGCGATCATCGCTGGCGAAACCATCGCCTTCACGCCGCGCGTCTTCTGGGACGAGCTGTCGAAGTCGTGGTACGTGGACTGCCACGGTGCCTTCTCGGCCGCCAAGAAGCGAGTCGAGAACGCCGGTGCCATCCTGATCCCGTAAGCACCCAGCCCTCGCAAGAGGCCTAGCCCCAGCACCTGCCCACAAGGCCGGCCCGCTGGGGCTATTTTTTCCTTGGAGCCAACGCCATGTTGACCACCCTCGACGTAATCAATCAGTGTCTCGCCAGCATGGCATTGGCCCCCATCACCGAACCCGAGGTGACAGGCCACCCCTACGCCGAGTCGGCCCAGACCAAGCTCGCCACCCAGACCACCGACACCTTGTCCAAGGGCTGGTGGATCAACGAGGTGCCGATCACCGACACCCTGCCCGCCGACCTCCTGCGGGTCGAGGGCGCCCAGGGCCGCACGCTGTCCTGGCGCGGCGACACGCTGGGCATCTATGACCACACCACGGCGGCCTACCTGACGGCCCCGTATCCGGCGCGCACGCTGGGCTACATCGCCCTGCCGTTCGACGATCTGCCGGCGGCGCTGCAGGCCTACATCGCGGCCCTCACGGTCGTCGCCTTCCAGTCGGAGTTCGACGGCAGCGAGGCCAAGCAGAAGCAGCTCGGCGGCGAGGTCGCCCGCTCGATGTCCGTCGTGCAGGAAATCGACCGCAACTCGCGCGTGCGCTGGAACCTGCTCTGGCAGATGCTGGCCTACGGCTGGTGGTTCAACACGCTGGAGTTCACCGCTCCGGTCGGCGCCCCGGCTGCCATCCCCGCGGACACGCTGGGCGTGCAGGGCCCGCCGAACAAGCCGCTGTTCCTGAACCCGGTGACGGGCGCCATCTGCTCGACCTGGGGCAGCACGCCCATCACGGCCGAGGTGGAGCGCGCCCGCGCTGTCATCCAGGTCCCGCCCGAGGCCCTGCCCGCCTGCGCCGCCGAGTGGCTGCGCCGCGCCAGCGCCATCGAAATCGAGCGCGAGTCGCTGAGCCCGGACCCCCGCGTCCTGGCCGAGCTGGACCGCCAACTCGACGCCGCCTGGGCCAGCCTCCGCCGCGAGAACGGCGAGCGCATGATCCTGCGCGAGCAGAGCCGCGACTTCCAGGCCAAGGGCTGGTGGTTCAACACCTTCCCGCTGGCCGACTGCATCGTCGAGGTCTGACGTGGCGATTGAGGTCGTCACCCTCACCTTCGAGGGCATCGCCAACGCCACCGAGGTCGGCGAGTTCTACAACGGCGCCGGCCCCAACGACTACGGCGTGTCCTTCACGGATGCGCTCGCCATCGTTGACTCCGACGAGGGCGGCACCGGCAACATCGCCAACGAGCCCAGCCCGAGCACCGTCATCCTGACCCTCGGAACCGTCTTCACGATGAACGTGGCCGCCGGCTTCACTGGGGCCCTAGGGTTCTTCGTGTGTACGCCGGAGCAGATCGCCACTGTCAACATCTGGGACGGCCCCAACGGCACCGGCACCATCCTGGCGACCCACGTCTCCAGCATCATGGGCACCGGCGGCGGGGGCGATCCCACGGGCCAGTTCAACATCTGGGCGGAGGAGGCCCTGACGTTCGCGGGCACAGCGTACAGCGTCACCTTCCACGGGGAGGAGTTCGGCTCCTACGCCTTCGACAACATTTCACTAGGGGTTGACATGCCCGTCTTCGCAGGCCTTCAAACAACCGTGGCTCCGTCGCATGCGACCGGGCCCAACACCGTCTACGGCGTCCTCACGGGCACCGGCGGCTTCACGCCCGTCAACGGCATCTGGGACTGGGGCGACGGTACACCCACCAGCTCCGGCCTCACGCCGAGCCACACCTACGCCGCGCCCGGCACCTACACCGTCTCCTGCAGCGCAGTGGACGCGGGCGCCCAGGAAGTCACCGACACCTTCGAGGTGAACATCGGCGGCGTCATCACGCTCGAAGGCCACATCATGGTGGTCGATGCGGTGCGTGGCCCTGCGCCGTTCACGCTGACGGCCAACATGACGACAGGCCCAGGCGGCGGCCCAGACGACAACTGGGGCGTGATGACGCCCGAGGAGTTCCTGAACATCGGCGCCAACTACGACGAGCTGCTGCCGCACGGCGAGCCCTTCGTCCACACGATCACCGAGGATGGGGTGTACTACCTCGTCTGCAACGTGGGCGGCGACACGACGCTGCACACGACGATCTACGTCGGCCCCGACGAGGTGGTCGCCCCGGAGCCGGTGCTGCAGATCACCCCGGACGCCATCAGGGCGCGCGGGTCGAACAGCCACCCGGTCAGCCTGCGCTATCGTGACGGCACGCTGCAGCTCTGGGACCACACGGAGCACGCCTTCGTGGACCTGACGGACCCGCCCGAGGGCATCACGGTCTGGCGCGAGCTGCCCTTCGAGGACCTGCCGCCCAAGGCCCAAGAGTACGTGCGCCTCCTGTCCCGCATCGCCTACCAGCGTGAGCAGGGCACCGGCAGCGGCTACCTCAGCCAGCTCCAGGCGGACGCCTCCAGGCTCCTCCGCGAGCTGCAGCACGAGCAGACCAGCACCATGCGTTCCAACGTCGCCAACCGGCCGGCCCTGCAGTCCAAGCTGCAGGCCATCCGCACCGGCGGCCTGTACGCGCAAACGAGAGTACCCATTCGATGATCCACCTTGACGAGCAGTACCCAGCCCTCGAAGGGGGCGTGGCACAACGACCGCGAGCCCAGCAGCAGATGGCTGAGCTGCTCGCGGGGAGCAACCTCTGGTTCGACACCAGCAGGGGGCTCACCCGGCGCCCGGCCGCACGACTGGTCAGCCAGTCCACGGACGGGTCCTACAACAACGCGGTCGAGGCCACGGTCCCCTGGGGCCCCACGACCGTCACCACGGGCGCCTACGCCACCCAGCCGGGCACCGTGCGCTCGACCTTCGAGCTGCCCTACGAGTTCCGCGGCG